CATCTGGGCATGTTAACACAACACCTGCGGAAAATATCGCCGTATTACGGTGCTTTTGATTGGCTTCTAGCAATAAATTGATANATCGTACACCATGCCCGCCGTGCTAGTTTCGCTTGTGGTGTTAAATCTTTCTTCCATTTTTGGACCTTAGCTAGGCTCTTTTGTAAGCTCATATACTATCGCCTCCATGGTGGTAAGAATTCAGGTNTCCCACATATCCCCTTGTATTGTTGTATAACTAGTCATAACTCAACCTCCGTTGTCCGGCGGTATAGCTATGCATCATTTGTTCAAATTCTCGCATTTTAGCATCCAATGCCGACATAATATCATCAGTTGAACCATTACCAGCATTTATAACTGGTGCAAATGTAATCTGTACAGGTGCCCCACTATTACTAGATGAGGATACAACAGGCACGCTAGGTGCTAATGATACAGTAGGCGCTACAGCTGACTGCGCACCACTCACACCTAACATTCGTCCGGCCGTTTGCCATAGGTTCATAGCATTAGCACTACCATCAATAGGTACAATTACTTCAGGATATCCAGCTTCACCAATCAATGCGACTTCCGGAGATGTAATCACACCACCATTAGCATACGCATTACCGCCTGCAGCTTGAACACCTACAGTAAAGCCACCACTAAATTGAGCCTTAATGCTATCCCATGCGCCTGAAATTGCATTAGATACAGCACTAGGAATTTGTTTAATCCAGTCTAATACCGCATTATAGGCATCACTTGCCCATTGGCCTGCGGCAGCTACGAAACCGGCTCCCGCATCAGCACATGCACTTGGTAAATTCATGATGAAATTAATAACATCGTTAACCAAACTACTAATCCATGATGTGGCCGTAGCATATGCCTCAGAGGCAAACGAAATAACCGCCGCTACAAACTCAGCGCCCAAAGTGATCATGTACATAGGTAAGTTAATTAAGAAGTTGTAGATATCATCGACCATAGCACTAAATGTAGTAACTGCGAAGTTATAACATTCAGTAGCGAATGATACAACGGCAGATATAACGGCAGTACCAACTTGTACCGCTATCT